ATTTTTTGTGGTTGATTTGTAAGCGCATATTTCATTTTTCCTCCTATTTGACTAAGGGTAATAATTTTTGACATTCTTCAGAATGTTGTTGTAAGAGTTCAGATATTCTATTTTTTAGATCCTCAATATACATCCCTAGTTTTTCTCTAGAATCTAATTTAGCCCGTGTGTCTTCTAAGTCAGTCTCAATTGTTTTAATTTTGCTATTTATACTTTCTATTTCCAGTTGTCTATCGTATGTCCAGGTGTCATCATTCCAGGTATAAAATTCTCCAGGAGAAAGGATACTATTTATCGCGTCTCCTTCTAAGATCTCTCCAGTTCCAAGAACCTTATACCCTTTTTCTATTTGCTCTCTATCGTTTAAAAAATATAGAGTAAAATCGGATTGAATAGTAAATGGTCCCGTTATTCTCCCTTCATATACAAAATTGATTTCTGGATCATAGTTATATGGAAATGCTTTTTCATATTTCCCATTGATTCTGTTTTCATCCAAAGCAGTAGATTTTATATGTTTTTCTTTTGCTCCTTCCCATGAGGAAGCTGGTTCTTTTTTAAATAAGTGGTATTCCATTTTTTCACCTCATTTTTTATTTATTGATCAAAACAAATTTAGAATTTATCTTAACTCACTCCAATGAGTTAGTGTATACCCGTTAGAGTAAAATCTATAAGTAGAGCCTCTAGGTATTATGAGTTCCATATTATTTATTACTGTTGTGTCACCAGTACCAGGTGCAAATCTTTTTATCAGTACTCCGTCTATGTATCCGTCAACATAATACTGATGACCTTTCATACTAAAAGATACAGTTGCAATAATAGTTTTTGGAGTGTCATTTGTATAAGTAGTACCAAAACTTCTAGAACTCTTTACATTTAGCCATGTTTGATTGTTTCCGATACCACAATTCTCTATTTGTTCTTGGTTATTCTGTATTGCATTTTTATTTGTATTTGTAAAACCTATTGCTTCTAAGACTTTATCCCATACAATCTTAACTGCTTTTGCACTCCCAAATTTTGAACTAGATCCATCAGTTGTAGAATCAGTGATTGTATAATTAGGAACATTCCCTAACCCTACTTGACTCTTAGTAACTGTATGAGGATTACTAGTACTATTCCTATGGTTTGTGAGAGTATCCCAGACTGTTTTTATAGCCTTAGCTGTAGCCAATATTATTGAACTGTCTGTAGTAACTGAGTCGCTTTTTTCTTTATTAAATCCACTTTTTTTATTAAATTTAGGTTCTTTTCCATCCGCACTATTTTGAGCTTGTATCACATCTGCATTATCTGCTACAGTCTTCCACCCTCCAAACGCCCCATTTACATAAGATCCTAACCACATCTTATTAGAGGGACCATCTTTGGCGATTAGTTGAAAATATAATCCATTAAGATCGTGTGGTAATATAATAATCTCCCCATGAGACCATCCCGAGGGACTTCCTACTAAATCAGAAACCCCGGTAAGTATAAAAGGATTCAAGGATTTCCGAGTAGTAATCTTATTCTTTGCATATGCTACCAAATTTCCAGAAGATTTATTTAATCCAAAAGACTCTGTTAATATGTTGTGCAAATCTACACTTGCAATTGTCTGATCTTGGGTCTCACTCTTAATAGTATTAAGGGACTTATTTTCTAGTGTACCTGCATCTAATCCTGCACTTACTCCCATATATCCTTTATGGAACATTGTATAATCTACATTACTTACTCTAGCTACTGGATTTGTACTTCCTACAAGTTTTGTAGGACTTGCAACGTTTCCCAAATAAGTAATATTATCTGCCCCACAACCTATTAAAGATTGATAAGAACTACCATCAGACTTTCTACCTTTTAAACTCCTGTTGTTTGCTAATAAAATATCGTTGGTAAAGTCATTATATCCAGTAAATGTATTATTAGCTGCCAACTTAGCAGTAATTTTATTTAATACCACATCGTTATTTATTAGTTGTAAAAATATCTCGTTAAGATCTGCTGCCGGATATTCCTTACCGTTGATTAGAGTAATCTCTCCTACCTGATCTGTATGATTATCTTGTACTGCAGTGATCTCAAGCTTGAGAGCCTCTGTAGCATCTCCTACAAGTTTTTGTCTACTTCCATCATAAGGCATATTTCCTAACCTCCTATATTATTGTATATCTTAATGCATACTCATATGTTTTATTAGCCTGAAGTACTCCAAAGCCTGCAAACGTTTCCATTACTACCATAGTGCCTCCAGCATCCATAATAGCTCTTTCATTAATGTCTTTTCCTACAAGGGCTGTATGTACTGAAGTATCGATTACCCCATAAGAGATGTATTCATAATCCGTTACACGATCTGTACGAGTGATATCAATTTCTAAAAGTTGGTTTCCTAGGACTGGATTATTACCGTTGGGTACTATAAGCTCCCCAACACCTGTTTTTCCACCATCTCCAAATCGTATTTTTGTCATCTGATCTACACTACCCGTATTAAATACAAGCTTATCGGCAATCTTTTTCTTATGTTCTAACATTCTAACTAAGTATTTAGTAACTACTTGGGCCATTATATTACCTCCTAATTATTATCTATTGGGGATATACCCAAATCTATTCTAGATGCATATTTACTGAGCTTCCTACCAGAGGTAAGCTTCTTATGTAATCTAAGTTTTGCTGGAGCATCATCTCGATCTTTTACGCCATCCTTAGCAGGTACAAAAGATAACCCAATATCAAAGGAAGCCACAATCTCAAAGATTAAATTAATTCCTGCTGCGGACATATCAGATCCAGAAGTTGATAAAATATCACTCGAATAAGTGGAGGGTATAATAATTTTTATATTACCGTCCTTTAAATCAATAACCTCTATCTGAGTATACACATCTCCAAATATAATTGATAATATTTTACGAATCTCTGGAATTGTACCTCCGTTTAATCTATTGATAGCACTCGTTAGTTGAATAAATACTCTGTAGTCTACATCATTATAATTACCTCTAGGAGCACCCTCTTCAGCTCCTCGGTAATCTAAACTAACTCCGTAACATCTTTGCAGGTCATTTAATATATAAATATCCTGTAGTACTTTAAACATACCCATAATTCTTTGATGCCCTATACTCAATGCCTCTAAGAAGTTAGGAGCATTTTGTACTTTTGTGGGAAGTGAGTCAATTATATCTTGGAAGGTGTCTAAATTATTAAATAAATCTTCAATACTTTTTCCCATACACTTCCTCCTAAGATCTTGTTATTGTTATGTCTGATATATCTATAATAAATTTTTCATGTTGTGCTGCTTTAATATCTACCTGACCTGTTGGAGAGGATCCTTTTCCTACATATAGGTTAAAGCTAGTTACTTCATCTACGCAACTAAAGGCTTTAGCAATTGATTGATTATATAAGAAGTCCTCTTCTATGGATAACTCATTGATGTATTTTGCAAGCTGCTCTTTAATTACCTCAATATTATTACCTAAGAAAAAATCTGTGGTTACTAACTCTAGTTTAGCATTTAGAGGTGTTCCTTTACCTCTTGTAAATCCCACATTGTATTCTGTACCGTCTACGTCAGGCACTTTTATAGAAGTTGTACCCAGGTCATTTATTCCTCCTGCTTTAGAAGTAAATAATGCTTTGCCGACCTCTAAATCTATTCCTCCAATAACGGTTACTCCTATACTGTGAGATGTCATTGAAATTCCTTCAATGGTTTTTGTATTGCTTGTTTTGTTCTCTCTTATCTTATATGCTATTATATCAGGCACTCTTCGAAGTCTTGCTGCAATAGCTGGTACATTAGATCCTCTGAAATCTTGTAAAGAGGCAAAATACCTCTCACGTAACTCTATATCTGTCTCAGCTTCTCTACCGCCCACTAGTATATCACTATTATCCACATTAGTTATCCCGACTTTCGTGTTTACAAAAGATACAATAGTGTGTGCGAATAGGTTGCCAGAAATTCCAGATGTTGTACACTGCACCTCTACTTCTAGTGATCCTCCCGAAGGTATTGTATAAGATGCTAAGATTCTAAATCTCAGTCCAGAATCTTCAGAAGTTCTCAACAACTCTCCTTGAAGAATTTTTGTTCCCACACTTCCAGAAATAGTAACCTTACCTGAAGCATAAGTACTTTCCCCTCTAGGACCTATTCTATCAACTGTTTTATAATCTAATGCTGTATGTTCTGATGTTAATACAAATTGAGAGTTATATACAGCTTCTAGTGTATTCCATAGTTGCTCTTCTTGATTCGCCTGTGCTTGTGCCTGTAAGTATAAGGCATTAGACTCATGCTCTTTAAAGTCGGGATATTTATTTTTATATACTGTTACAATTTCTGTAAGGCATATTTGATAATTTTTACTTTTGAATCCTTCTGGTGTTACTCCATATTGTGCCATAAATATTATCCTCCATACTTAAAAGCTAATGTATAAAATCCTTTTACTGAATCCTCGTCGGAAAGTCCCGGAATAAGCAGTTCCGTAATATCACAACCTAGGAATCTATTGTTCTTATCCAACTCAAATGAAATACTTTGTATACTTTGTACCGAGCTACTTTTAAGAATCTTAGTAGAAAATATGGCGGCAGCTTTTTCAGCATCAAATCTTGTTCCTAATAACCCAATATTATTTCCATCAGAATCACTTACAAACCACGGATATCCAAATTTACTTCCTAACCACCATTCATTATGATTGGTACCCAATTCAAAATCTTGTGCTTGTAACTCCTCAGAAATTCCGGAAGTCATTTCAAGTGATCCACCACTTAGAACATAATCATAATTTTCAAGTTTTGCAGATGCCATCAATTACCTCCTTATTAAGTTATTGGAATAGATGTATTTCTACCCTCTCCATCTGTATGCGTATGTAAATCAAGATCCACACCTTTTGCAGTCTTAATTCCTTTGGCCACCATAACACCTTCATCTACTGTGAAGCTTCCTCCAGATCCTGAAATACCTCCAGATGCAGCCAAAGCTCCTGTAATATCCACAAGTCCTTTTATTGTAGTATCTCCTGTGATATCTACTAGTCCTGTTATGGTATGCTTTGTACCTACAAGTTCAGAAGTGTTGCAAGTAACCTTCGTGGTATTACATGTTACCTCTGATTCCTGGCAATCTACTTGAACTTTTTTAGCCCCCGTTATTATCAAATCGCCATTCTTTGCAAATCTAATTATTGTATTTGTACTTCTGCGGTGTATTACAATGTCTTCAGAAAATCCTGAAAGTGTTTTAGCACCCCCATCAAATCTATATCCCCCTACTACGAAAGCATCTTTTAAACTAAACTTTCTTAATGAGTCTGGATCTGCAGGCTTGTTAATGCCCATTAATATATCTAAGGCCACAGTACTGTAGGATACAAATACTAGGTCGTCCTTATTGAGCGGTGTACGAATATATACATCAGCACTGTTAGGATAAAGTACGGGCACTTCAGAGAATACACTATATTCTTGAGGTTGTCCGTGAATATCCTTGTGTGTTATTAATGGCTGTATTATCGCTCTCATAGTATCAGTATTGAAAGATACTACCCTTGCAGGTAATGAGGTATACACAGTATCTGCAAAGTCTTTTATAAGTGCTTTAATTAAATCATCTATCTCAATTAGATTACTCTTCTTCACCCGTACTTACCTCCCACTCTGTATAAAATTGCTTGTGATCTATCTTTATATGCTTTACTTTTGTAGCAATAAACTCTCCCGACAAAAACTTGGATCTTAAATCTACCTGAGTTCCTGGTCGTCCCTCATATCTTAGAATGCTTCTAAACTTCCATAAACCCTTTTGAGATTTCTGTGGAGATTCTAAAATGTGGGGAGATTCAATTATTACTGTTTGAAGTGCCGTCATACCTTTACGGATGAAAAATATTTTTCCATCCTCATTGTATACTTCAGCGCCACAATCTTCAGCAAGCTCTTTGAGGGCTGCGTGAGCCTTTCCTGAACATCCCCAAGGCCTTCTATACTTATGGACTAGAGCGGGGTCTATATGACCTAATGTAAAGCCCGTAGTATCTATTATGTCCCTTACGATTTCCTTAACATCTACAGGAGCTTCCCACTCATTTGATATTGTAGAATTAAACCAGTAATCTCTATCCTGTCCTACATATATAGTAGTTCTTGTTTGTCCATGAGATTCTTTTTTGGTAAAGAATCTTAAAATCTCTCCTAAAAATATAGGGCCATTACTTTCTTCCCAGCCTCCTCTTAGCTCTATAGGAATCCCCTCTTCTAGTTGTGCTAGCGTCTTAGGTGCTAGATTCCAAAGATGTATTCTGGAGGTGTTTGTTTTTGAATTACTATCATACTCTATTGCAAAATCAATATCTAGATTATTTTGATTGTAATTCTTGTCTAATAATCTGCACTGATAATTTTGACCGAAGACTTTAAAACTCACTCTACACCTCCGATATATAATTTAAGATTATTCATAAAGGAGGTTAATTCATTATTATTTGTAAGATTAGACCACTGAGCCCAAACAGAAACACCTTCTACAAACACATCCTTAGATAGAGACATCGTAAGATCAATATTTGGTATTAATCTAATCCCACTTAATATTGGATCCTCTTTCAAATCATATATACTTAGCATTAATGCTTCTGTAGTGCGATTCATAGAAATCTCAAAAATAAATTTTTTATCTTTTATTGGTACTACAACTCTTGTAGGCTTTTTTTTAATCTCCTTCGAATTATATCCTTTGAAATCTATATATAATCCCATAATTAAAAACCTCCTAAAAATCCTGAAAGACCTCCCTCAGCATTAAATTCTTTTAAAATTCCATCTGGTCCGAAAGCTTTTCCGAAAAGTCCATCCTTTGCAGGATTTACTTCATCCACATCTCCTAGGGAGTTTGCATTCCCCTGTGCGGTCTGTCCTTTTTTATCTTGTGATATATCTACTCCGAATTCGGACTTCTCAGCCTCTTCAACCCTTATTTGTTTTAATGTAAAACTTGCTGTAAAACCATTAGCTTGCCTATAAGAAGCTTCAAAAGTAAGGTTCTTTATAGCAAGATTTTCATAAACAATCTTATCTACAAGTGAATAAAACTGTATGGGCTTTTTAGCCTCTGCCATTTGTACTAACATACGCTTTTTGTCCCTCCAGTCCCACTCATTTGAAATAGCTTGTAAGGTAAATCCCATTGGTTTATCATCTATATTATCTGCAATGTTGTACCCAGCTTCAGTTCTTTTATCCGGAACATCATAGTCTCGAGTTATTTTATGCTTTGAAACAACCTCGAGGGTTAGCTCAAGGTCTGTACCAATCTTACACTTATCTTTTACTAGTCCTAAGAATTCCGCAGCATCTTTTAATGGTGCTGGAATTTGATCAATGATTGGCATGAGCTATTACCTCCCCCTATTGCTGTCATATGCACGAAGCATTATATTTGATATTGCTGCTTGCGATTCCTCTGCGGCAATTCTTCTAAATTCTGTCACATCTCCTTGGTACCCTTCAGGTAGTTGTATCGGTATGTTTACCTCGGCAAAACTGATTTTCGTATCACCTCGGGAGTGGATAACACCTCCAGTAATTCCTCCAGCATCTATATCCGGCGGTAAAGTACCTCCTGGGAAACCTCCTGGATTAGGAGCCCCTGGATTTGGAGCTCCCGGTGATCCTGTATCAGTAGATCCTCCGGTAATAAAGGCCTTTGCTTTTGCCATCTTATCTATAACCCAATTAACTTTTCCTTCCAGGAAGGAGAATGCGTTTTTCAATACTCCTACAGTAACATCTACTAATACATTAAACACACCTAAGATAATATCTCGCGTACCCGCAATAAAAGTTTTAAACACATTCCACAGAAAACTCAGTATTGAAACTACTCCCTTAATTATAGGTGACATTATTCCTACAATGCCTTGAACAATTAGCTTTAAAACCTGTCCCATAACACTTACTAAAAATCCAAAAAGACCTCTTATAAGATTGGGAAGAAGCTTTGTAAGTATTGTACCGACTACTCCAAGCAAAAGTTTAAAAGCTCCTCCGAGCATTTCTTTTACACTAGTCACAAAGCTACTTGCATGTTCTTGTATCCTCCCCAAATCTCCAGAGAATATTGAAAATACTAATCCCACAAGGTCTAGGAAGACCTTGAGTCCGACATACAGTAGTTGAAATATTGTCTGTATTATTTGATTAGCTGAAAGTACATCCCACATCATTCTTAGTGCTGGTATGATATCTTTTGTAATTACGCTCCAGGCTCGGCCCATTATATCTAGTACTGCTGTTAATACTGTTTGGAATCCCTTGGAATTTTTTATTCCTAAAACAAAGGATTTTGCCATAGCTGGTAGGCTGCTGGTGAACTTTTTAATACCCTCAATAGACCATCCCATATAATTTAAGAAGTCTTTGAAGTATCCTTCCCCACCTTTCATTACCGCGTAAATATCCTGCATTCCCAAAGCAACTAATACAATTATAGTTACCCAAAAGGACATGACTTTCATAGCCCTACCAAAAATAACTATTATACCCATTACAGGAGTTGCAATCAATGCAATTGATCCTGCAAAAATAATTAATTTTTGCTGTATTTCAGATAGTTGTTGCCAATGATTCATAAACGCTAACACGTGTCTAGATACTTGACTTAATATATATCCTACATGAGTTATATATTCGCCCAGATCTGAAAACATAGTCTCATTATTTAGTATATAAACTCCGAGCTGTTCCGCTATCTCTCCTAACCATGTAGTAAGTCCAGGAAATAAACTATTTTTCATGTTCTTTATCATTTCTTGAAAAAATCTAAATCTGTTTGTTGTTTCAAACATTGTTCTATGTAAGTCACCAATCGCATTTACTGATTGATCTACAGCTACACGAAATCTTATCTGAAGCTTAGTAGCCTCATCTAAGTTATTCCACCCTTTTTTAATTCCCATAGATAACGCTTTTTGTTCAAGAGTTGCTTCTCTTAATACTACCCTCATACCTCTTAAAGCATTATGGTTTCCTAAGAGTCCTGATAACATGTTCTTCAAAGCTTCATCGAATGGTATATTATTGAATGATCCTAAATCTAATGATAACTGCGTTATCTCTTTAGAGAGTCCCAATGCTGCTAACCTACTATATCCAAAACCTATTAAAACGTCTTGAGCTTGTGATAGATAATCTGCCACAGTATTCTTACTCAGTCGCATCGAGGAGGACATTTTATCTACTACTACTGTTGCTTCTGTTATTACGCCTTGGAATGAGACACGAAATCTATTTAAGATTTCCTCTGTATCCGCAGCCGTCTTGACGCCGTCACCCACAAATCTTCCAAATACTGTAGCTAAGGCCGCTCCTAATGTTGCAATCTCAAATCTTGTATTTACCATAGCATTACGCATTGTTCGCATTGCCCCGGAGAAAGATCTAGATAATCTTTTTGAGGCTTCTACAGCTGATCTGATATTATTAGAAATGCCTGAAAAGCTACTTCTTGAAGTGCTTGCTATAAGCTTTAAAAAGGCATCTCCCCTTTTTACAGAAGCATTAAACTTCTCTTGTAATTGTCGAGCCTTTTTAAGAGGTCCTGTATTTGCAAGATATTCGAGTACGTACTTGGATTTTCTATTTACTGCAACCATATACGCCTCCTACTGAGCATCTTGAGCTCTTTTTTCTTCTTCCTGAAATGTTACCCATGCATAATATGCTTCCATTAATTCATCAAGAGTAAAATTATCTACCTCTTCTTTTGATATACCACATTTAAGTATAAGATACCAGCGCGTTTTATTATACCCCGATATCTTACGCCTGTATGCCCTGTCATCAATTATCTGAACTAAATCAAACCATTCGTTTTCAATGGTTTTAGTAAGGCTTGGTGTTACAAAACGTGTCGAAGCCTTCAATCACCTCATTGATTTCATTAGGCGTGAAATCATTTACAGTGTACTTCTCCTCGACTCTTTTAAGTACCTCTTCAGCATACCTTGTAAGCATTATCTTTCCTCCAGGTCCCTGAACCTTTGTTTGCATATCTAGGTAATACTTTGTAGGTGTTACGATGTATGATATAACTTTATCTCCTACTTCTATCTGATTGGGTCTTAATTCTCTTTTTAATACTGTACCTTCAACGGCCTTCTGTTCGTCCTCTTTCTTTATGGTTACTTCCATGGGATATCCTCCAAATTATTTTTATTTTATACGAGTGCCAATGCTGCTGCTTGTGCTGCCTCTGCTACTGATGCTAATGCAGAATATACAATGTTTACATCTGATACAAATATTGACCAAGTACATTCTCCAACTTCCTTAGCTCTTTCAAAGTCAGGTAAATTTTCTACCCATGCTCCTGCTGTTGATGCGCCTAAGTCTCCCGACTCATTCATATCTACTACGGCTAGTGGGAATCCTGTATCTAACAGTGCTGCACCATTTAAAATTGCATTAGATCCACTGTTGTTCATTAGAGTAATTTCGACCATTCCAGTATTGTTATGATTTTTATTTACTGTTACATTTCCTCCAACACCTACTTTTGCAGTACGCATAGATTCTGCTCGGGATACTTTTATAAAAGTATCTGTCCCAAAGTCTGTTATGAGCGCAGGTCCTATATATATCTTAACCTCATCGGGATCATACGTTTTTGGTTTTCCAGCCATTTTTTACACCTCCGCAATTATATTTACTGTTACTATCTCAACGAACCCTTTAAATACTACCTTGAAGTTCATACCCGCAAACTTTCTATTAGCTCTGTCATTTACAGGTATATCTTGTCTTCTAGGTATAAATGTTGTATAAGATACAAGTACCCCTCTTTCATCCTTTGCTTGATTAAGTACTGCTTTACAAGCACTTGCAATTTGTCCAAAACCTACATTATCATAAGGAACTCCTAAATCATTAAATACTGTTTTTTGAATTGCTTCAGTAAGTCTTACCTGCAACCAATCCTTCAATATTTTAAAATCTATAAATGTTCCTGCAGTAGTCTTACCTGTCCAAGTCTGTATTCTTTTTCCGTAAAGACCTGTTATTGTATTTACATTACCATCATGTAATTTTGTAACATCTCCAGCACTGTAATCGCCATCAGGCATACCATTAATAAACTGATAATACCAAGGTCTCGTACCCTCTAATACTGGAGCCATCTTACCTACAATAGCAGCGTCTGCAAATACATCTATCTTACTACCTGCTTCTCCCCTACCTTTATGGGCCATTAGTATACAAGATTCATTACTTAAAGACTCTGCTTCTGCTATTGCTTCATCTGCAGTAGCAGTTAAAGGCATTCTAGAACTAAATAACCCTACTCTAGTACCATAGTACCCTGCTAATGCCGTCCTTGTAGCTGTATCAACAGTATCTATACTAAGGAAGTAATGAGCTACTCCGGAATTTTTTATTACCTCTAAGATTTCTGTATCTGGATTCGTAGGGGCCGCAATTCCCTGAATCCACACTTCTTGGGATCTAGCTCCTAAAAGTGATGTTGCCATTTTATATATTGTGTCTGATACTATTGCTCCTGTAATATCGTCAACCGATGATATCTTTTGAAGTGGTACTACTTTATCGGTAGCTAAAAGATATGGTGTTGATAAATCAGTTTGTGATATTGGGGCCGTAGCATCTGTGATTACGATGTTTATTGGATTTGACATTATACCCCTCCTCTAAATTATTTTTTGATTTCTATGTCTGTATCGTTAATTGAATAAGATACCTCGGCAACTCTTCCTATTTCATCATCTATAATAGTATCTGTTCCATGAATCAATAAAGTCATTATAAACCGGTTTTCAATCTTTGTCTCTAATTCCACAGAAATATCTAATATAGGCCCAAAATCCTGTATTGCTATATTATTTAATCCCTCATCTGCAAGTAGAATATCATAGTCCACAAACAAGGTATTTCTAACTTTTGTTATCATATCATGAGCTAAGTTATCATCAGGTGATCCTATCGCTGTAAGAGTTACAACTCCTGTAAACTGCTGAGATATGAATCTCTTGATTTTATCTGGATCAGATGATTTTGTGTACTCCTTATGATTACTATGTCTTGCTAAATACTGTGGTTCACCTATATCTACCACAACTCTAGGATAAGACAGCTTTATTTTATCATAATTGATATTCTTTAGGTGTACTTGGCATCCGGCAAGTTTCTTTATGGCTTTTGCAAAGGCATCTTCAAATAGTGTTTTATCCATTTGGTACCTCCTGTCTAGCAGCATAATAATCTGATATGTCAACTACTGTAGGCTCATTTCTAATAAATTTAATCTCATGGTTAAAACCATTAAATACAATTATATCACCGACGCCTAATGTAATAGAAGTAGTATTACCTGTACCTACCTCTTTTGCAGGAATACTTCCCGCAAGTACTTCTAGATAAATATCTCCTACTTCTGCTTTTCCGCCAGGTCTAAACACTGAATCATACCCAGTAATATCAGCTATAGAACCCTCTATTGTATACTTCTTACTGGTATGGCTAGGTCTAATACTGTCTAAAGGAACCTTAGAGGTCTTAACTATTACTATTACCTCCTCCATAAAAGGTTTCATGTTCCTATAAAGCTTCATTACAGGCATAACATCACTTCCTTATTATCTCATAACCTAAAGCATCTCTCAATTCCCCACTACCAACTAAAGGATTTGAATGTCCCTTACCTTCAATAGTCATTGGATGATTTGCCTTAGCATTGTTACTATTCATATAATCCTGGATCTGCTTAATAACAAGCTCTCCTATTTGCTCCATTTCTTTTTTAAGAAATCCTTTTGTTTTGTATGTCTTCTTAGCATGTACCTGAGCTGTCAGATTGTCTAATAGATCAAAGATTTCATTAAGATTTTCTTCTATACCAGTTGATATAAAAGGTCTTGCAGGTATCTTTATGTACTTGGTACTCTTCTTTAATGGATATCCCTTATATGCCATATACTTTCGCATTGCATCCGTTACAGGTATTCCAGGCGAATCATAACCAAATTCATTTATAATAGCCTTCATTATATTCTTTGGTCCAGCATCCTCTCGAACACCAAATTCAATACTATACTTTTTTGAAGCTTCTGCAATAAGATCTGAAAGATCTGTTGCAGCTCCATCAATAATTTTTATTCCCATAAGATCACCACTTATCATATCTAGATCCGACATATTCATCAGGCTTTCTACCTAATCCCTCATTGAGGTCATTTCCTAACAAGAAAGGCGAATCCACATTATATAGCTTCATCAATCTTAAATATTCCATTCCGTAGCTTGTTCCAGTTAATATATCTCTAGATGGGGGTAGCTTACTTCTCCATTTTACAATGGAGGCTTTACTCGATGCATTCGCATCAAAGTATTCATTTTTCTTATCTTTATATGATATAACTTTGACATCTCCCTGTTTAGCGTCCCCTACTTCTCCACCAACACTGTCTTGAAAATTATCTGTAGCATTTTGTTGTTGCCACTGAAATAATTCTACTGTACAGAAGTGTGCTGCTAAGTAAGCAGTTATCCTAGTGTAAATATTTTCATCTAATCCGGCTAGTGCAATGTCCATATCATAAGTTGCATCTGATATACAAAAAGAGGAGGATCCTGACGGAATCTTATGATATTCGGGACACATTGCTTTCACTCTGTCTTGTACCTTTAATTTAAGATCTTCTGCCATTTTACCTCCTCCTATTGCATTCAAATGTTATATATATTTATGGATCAAATCCTAACAGCCTATGGTTGTGATACGTATGTAAGAGCTTGTGAATGGTAGACCATCAATCCAGCTAATCTTGCTCCGAAGTTGATTTGAAGATTATCTGCTTCATCTTCTTTTTCAGATAATTGTTGGGGCTCTTGGATAATTGCAAGTTCGATGTTTTCTTTATCAGCATCTATTGCAACCATCTTAGGTTTTCCAGTACCTTTTAAATCATCTAAAGCTGAGATATCCTCAATTAGCTCAAACATAGCTTCTTCTTTAATATATGACATTACTGTTCTTGGATTATCTGCTGACATCCCTTTTGTGAAGTAAACCATATATGAGCTAGGTATTAATAATACGTTTGCATCATAGATAGCGTCATTCTCTCTTGTTTTTTGTTTCAAAGCTCTTAATGCTTCTAAGATTTCGAATCCAGACATTGTAGCAATATCCTTAGCAAAGTCATATGTCTTAGTTCCTGCAAAGTCTAATAAACCACTAATCTTGTACTGCTTATCCCCTTTAAAAGTAGTAGTATCCATTTTAACATTGATTCTGTATCTAATTTCTGATACTCTTCTTGTTTGGAACTCTTGATTTCCTGCTGCTAATGCCTTTCTCTCTAAGTCAGTAATTACTAAGGCTTGCTTAATAGTTACAACTTTTTGAGTAACATCATCCACATAATCATTTAATACTGGAATGTTTTTAGATCCCTCAGCTACGATTGCTGCTTCTCCTTCTGCAGTATATTTCTCATATGTAATGTTTTTTACATATTCTGCAAAGTCTGTATTTACTGAAAATACTTTAGTTGCTTTCAGTTCTTTTCTTGGTGATACTACAAATCCTGCTTTTATCTTTTGGTATATTCTTGCTGGAAGAGCATCTTTTCTTGCCATTCCTGCAGCGCCTTTATTTGTTTTCATATTTCATGCCCTCCTAGTTATGTTTTACAACTGTTGCACCTAATGAATACAACTCAATCGATATATTGTTGGTAGCTACTCCATTAGATAATGCAACTGCATCTAATTTATAAGCTTCTTTAGTTCCGCCAGAAGCCTCTGTTACTACTCCAAAGTTTCCTGAAGCTAATAAGTATAAGTGATCTCCAGCTCTTACAGTAGTATCAATCTTAACAATGATTGGTCCTCTATCTACAAGTTTTACCACATCTCCTGGTATATAGGCCTCTCCGACTACTGAGTTGTTATGTATTGCTGCTCTGTCTCCTCCATAAGCCTTGAACTTTCCTGCGTCTTGAGAGAATCCTGCAATTCCTGCAAATTGTTTAGAGGCTGTGTTATTTGATCCTACATTAACTGCTGGAAGAGTTACTTCTCCCTCATTTGCAGAGGATCCTGTAGTCATTACTAACCCCTTACCAAAAACAATTTCTACTCCTGCTGAGGCTGTTTTTGCTGAGGAGTTAGCAAGTCCGCCAGCTCCTGGTTTACCTAACTGTCTATCATTCCATGTTTGTGCCATATCCTATTCCTCCTCTTTATTTGTTTTTATTTGAAAAATGATTTGATGCGTGTCCATTAGAATCAATTCTTAAAGTTCCTTCAGGCTTTTCTCCAGGTTCCTCATCAGTATCAGTTCTTTTTTCTACTACTGGGAATCCTTCTTCTTCATGCTTTTCTATTACTGTATCATATCTTGCTTCGATATAATCTGCACTTTTACCTTCAAGATCTATACCGTCACATAATTTCTCTAATGCTTTCTTTCTCATGTCTGTAACATCCATCTTGATGTCAACTTCCTCACCAGTGATTTCTGAAACTTGCTTAGAAAGATTAATTCTTGCAATAATATCTTCCTCTTTTGGAGCTGCATCTAATTTTGTTTGAAGATCTGTTTTTTCAGTCTCAAGTCCAGTTACCTTTTCTTGAAGCCCATCTCTTTCTCCTTCAGTAGTATCAAACTTCTTTTGTAATTCTGCCTTATCAGTTTTCTCTGTGGCTAATTCTTCTTTCACACCAGTTAATTCCTTATTAACAGTATCAAGCTTTGCCGAAGCATCTTGACCATCTTGAACAAGAGTATCTATTCTTGCTGCGATTTCATCAGGAATACTGTAGCTTTTTCCATCCAACCTATAATCTTTCATATTCTGTACCTCCGCTTTATTTTGTGTGTCTCTTCTAAACTTCTGTACCTTCTCTAGAAAGGCCGTTTTATAACCTAAATCCTTATCTAATATAACATTAGAAGTATCAGGTAGTTCCTTTAAATCCTTTGTATCTAGCTTAACACCTAACTCTTCTCCACCTCTAGCATCTTCTCTTGCACAAAATGCTAAGTGGTTGAATCTTATGTTTTCAACATATGCATCATATGGTTGTCCGTTTAATTCTCCAGCTTCTGGAATAACATCACAATAATAACCCATCGATACACCATCAGACATCTCACTTAATATGTAAGCTTTCATTGTAGGATCAAATACTTTTACATCCATTGCAATGAATTGGTTGTCTTCTACTGTCGCCTCTCCTATAGTAACACCTTTCATTTCCCAATCCCAGTTATTTGAATTTATCATATCCCAAGGATGATAATGTGTTGCTACCACACCTTTAGCTGTATCTAACGTTTCCTGTCTGAAAAGATGTTCTGGTAAGAAGGCTTCTCTTTGAATATAGAATTCATAATCAAATTCAAAATCTTTTTCTATGAGATACTCTCTGATTCCTACCTGTGCGATTCTCATTGGTACAATGATTGAATCGTCAGAAGGTGATTCACGAATAGCATCTTTTCTAAAAGTTCCCTTGACTATATGTAACTTACTCATCTTCTTCACCTCCCGGTTCAATTTCTTTCTTTTCTTCAGGTGTTAAATTCTCATCTGCTAACTTTTTAAGATCCTCTGTTTTTGCTTCATTTAGATCAATCTCAGATTCCATTTTTCTGATCTTTGCATCTAATTCTTCTGATACGTTCCACAAAGGATTAAATGTTATCTTATATTCTGGATTTAATTGTCCTGCTTCTGCAAATAATGCATCTACAACCCACTCTACAGCTTCTTTAAGGAAGTTTTCCTGTAAAGATACTAACCTAATGTAATAGGATAAATGATCGTATTCCGCTCCGGCTACTTTACCTTCTGTTTTTCCTAAAAGGATTGATTTTGGTACTCTTGTGATACATGAAATCGTTTCCCACAAGATACTAGACATTTCTTGAACTCTTGGAAGATCTCCGGGTGTTCTAAAGTCTAAATCCTCATTCTCACCAATTGCCACAAGGTCATTCGTTGCTAATGTATTCCTAAGCAGGCTTACTCTTTCTCTGTACTTCTTCACGTCAGTAAAGTCCACATCCTTGGTCTTTAGCACTTTGAAAAGCATTGAGTGAGATACCTCTCCTATTGCCCATACAAGTGTTCTTTGAGCATCTAATGCTAATTCAAGAGGCTCTAATATTGAATATCCGAAGATGTTTCCTATTTGGAACTTCGTATTCAAATGGTGCACTCTTGACCTATCTACTACTTGTTGATTTTTTAATTTATATGAAAGTACTTGTCTATATTCTTTACTCAGTGGATAATTGTTTACTTGTGCACTTTGGACTGCATATAGATCAATAACATTTAAAAAATTGATTTTTTTAATGTCTTCCAATTCTATTGGATTTGATAATATGTTTCCAGGTCCTTTAGTATTCATATCCATATATAATAGTGATGATCCCGAAGCTGCTTCGTTTCTTATGTGTATAAACAACTTTTCTTGAAACTGCAAATCTCTCATTCTAGCTTGGATTTGAGCATTCATTGGATGCACATCTCTGTCAGATACCCTTTCAGCATCATCGTCCGCTGATATCGCGCCTATGTAAAACCAGTTTCTTATTGCATCGGATGCTGGAAATTCAACTGCATTCCTCGCAATCCCATTAATTCTAATTACTCCTTCAACTTCCTCAGGAGACATTGTCATGCTATTATCTGGCGTGATAGTTTTTATTGTATCATAACCAGTTAAAAGGGGTGACCATGGTTGCTTTAGCTTAGCATCCATTCGAGCTGTTTGATTTTTTGTTTTGGATGATCCTTTGGATTCATCTGCGTTTTTAATATCAGCTTTCCATATACCAGGCTTCTTCATTGAACCTGTATGCGGTTTCTTACCCATGGCCTTCTCCTCCTTGTCTATTAGTATTCTACGTCATCATCTTGATGTCGATGTTTTGATGCATCCCATATACCTGTATCCGCTTCGATTTGTGATAAATACTTTCCTCCATGAGCTAAAGCATCGACCATATCATCATGTTTTACATTTGGAAATGCTGCTAATTGCTTTTCAAAAATCTCCAAATTTCCCATTTGTGCGTAATGATACACTTTACCTGCTTCGTAATACGTAAGAACTTCATAAGATCTTGTAACCTTATCTTTTGTCGCTTTCACGGTCCTTATGGGCATGCTTGTTCCTTTAAAGAGCTGTGATAAGAAGATTCCACTCTGCGCTTCCTCAATTAGTTGAAATTGTGGTTGCCACTTAGCTCTATAAGATATTAACGCTCCTGGTTGTTTAGGTACTTCCAACTTTTCATTGAAAATATCTCTGACTAATAAGTCATAATCAGGAGTTACTATGATCTGAATCATAGCTGTGTAGTCGGATGATTCCTTTTCCTTCAAAGCTGTATCAATTGTTTGGAATGACCAACAATTATACATAAAATGCCTTTTTATTCCAGTTGATGTGTGAAGTAATAATACATCGCCTTCAATTGTGAAATATCGAAAGAAAGATGACCGAAAAAGGTTTCCTCCCGCAACTACAGGGCTCTGCTGATAAAGTGCTGACCAAGTTCTTTTTTGATTTCTGAATTGGTTGAAGTACTTTTTGTTATACTGAGTTGGCCATAATGGTTCTCCTATTTTCCTACCTAGTAGGTCTGTGGATTCATCTTGGCATTCAGCTGGCAGATTTACAAGTAGCCATTCGTGAGAGTCTTCGCCTTTTAAGAGCCGACCTATCAGATCATCGTCATGCCATCTCGTATGAATTACGATCATAATACCATTTTTGTGTGCTCTTGTTTTTAATGTGTCTTCCCACTCTTGCCAAACATACTCTCTCGTAACTTCCGAGTTAGCCTCTTGTCTGTTTTTAAATGGATCATCGACTATTAATAAGTCAGCACCGAATCCTGTTACAGATCCTCCAATACCCGTTCCTAAGAACTTTGCACCCTTGGATGTTTCCCAAGATGCTTTTGCTCTTTCCGTCTTATTAAGCTCAACGCCGAAAAACTGAGTTCCTAATGTCTCAAACTTCTCTTTGTTTTTGGCTCCAAATTTAACTCCTAGATCCGCTGAGTAAGAACACGCAATTACATGTCTTGTTGGATCTTTCGCCATTAAATAAGAGGGTAAAGATTCTGATATTGTTCTTGACTTAAGATGTCTTGGAGGCATTGTGATAATGATCTTTGTAAAACCATCGTCTCCTCTATATTCACCTTTAAGCGCTCTGGTCATTATGTTGCACAATAATCTAATATGTCTTCCCTTGATTAATGGGTTTTTTTCATCAAATGATAATTTAAAATAGCTGTAATAGCTGTTTTGTACTAGGTAATTGACTAAATCTTCATAATCCTTTCTTTGTGAAGGCTTTAATGATGCATAGTCTATTTTCTCAACGTAGTCCTCTAATCTACTGACCTCTCCCAGATCTGCTCCAGCCTCCGTTAAATCAAAAGCATTAACATGATCGAGCTCTGTTGGATACCCTTTTACTTTTTCCTTGGGAATAAAGGCCATTATAGGCGCTTTTACGACTTTCACATCTTCTATAGGTTTGTCTGTATCTTCTACTCCTGTATTTCCCCATAATGACATGATAACCTCCCTAATTTATATAAATACAGCTCCTAGATGACGCATCTTATTATCTTTCGGAGGGAAATAGAATACATTGACTTTACTGTGTGTCTGTCTTCTAAGAACTGCATTTATTACTAATTCACTCCCATCAACCTCTTGGCGATGGACAACCCTTCTTCAACGGTTGCAATTTTTCCTAAGATCTCTTCATTGTTCTTGCCTTTAGGGCCTTTTTCAAGAACCTCTTGATATTTACATAAAAGCTCTAAGGCTTTTGTCTGTTCCTTCGTATCTACTACACCTAATGCTGCCTCTCTTTCATCGTAAAATTCGTCTCCCTGCACTAATATACAAGGTTTCTTATAAGCTACTTCGGCGATGTGCAATAATGTTCTTGTCGGAGTGATTCCCAACTTTCTAAATCTGAATGCTTGCTCCCTTTCAATTAATTCTTTTACTTGTGAATGCTCTAAAGCCTCCTGGACTTCTTTATCAGAAATATCTACATCCATTTTAGCATCATCTAAATTAAAATCCCGTAAATATACATCCATAAATTGTATTTGTTCCATAGACAAACCTTTCATAATAAATTCCTCCCAAATATGACTTTTTTATTTTTATGATTCTGTTGACATTTTTCTTAAAATATAGTATAATATAAGGTTAAGCTCTTTTTATATTCTACTATAATATATTATACTATATAACAGAGGAAAAAGCCCGGCTTTTTTTAAACTTTTTATCTTTATTTTTATTTTTTTCGTATGCCACACAAAAAACAGTCCCCTCCACATATTAGGACCTTTTTCATTGAAATACCACATATACATATGTGTGTAGGATCTTTGATATAAGGGCGATCTAAAGGCACTTTTATACAGCCTCAGGGTTAATTAAGGGCCTTCCTTCCTGCGTGCTTAACCTTAAATACTATACTCTAACGTCTATATACTATTTGAAAAATATACCTATTATATATTTCTGTTTATTTTATTACTATATATTTTAAATATATATAACAGTAGTGAAATAAGTATATATAGTTAATTAGTGGACAGTACGGAACTTTAGGACTGTTTTTAGGAGATTTTTGAATTAGGTAATATATTTTAGCCTATTTTATTCAAGTTTTCGTGAGATTTTCCTATACAGGATACGGCTTTTTTATACTGTTTAGTCTAAGAAAATACTATAAAAATAGCTTTAATTATGTATTTCTTAAGGAAATGTCCTATAAATAGCCTTTAAGGAATTGTTTCAGAGATATTCCTTAGTATTTATTCCTTAGATCTCTTTATTTAGTTCCCCTTAGTCTTTTATATACCGTATAATATATTTTGGGGGCGTGTTATTCGGCTTTCCCTTGTATATGTGGTCTACACGTTCCTTTTCGGTTTTAAAATGGTAAATATTGGAATACACTCCGACATAGTAAAGAGCGGGCCGCGGGTCCTTTGATTTTCAAATCGTTTGACACTCAAACTAATTGGACAGGCTTACATATTAACATATTATAATATTATAATATTATCATATGTTAATACGCAAACATATTATAATATGATAATATTACAAGTAAAAAATAAAACGATCGCATAAGATCGTTTTATTATATTATATTATTATAATATTATAATCATTATCATTATAATTTCTTCATTCTCAATATTATATGCATTAATATAAAATGTTTTATTTTTTTCATTAAACATTACATTCCTTTCATTTAATACATAAGACATACCATGAATATCTAATATGAGTTCTTCATCTTCATTTATATACATATCATTTAGTACTAAGAAATTATCATCATCAATGATAATATTTTCATATGTCTTTTCATTTAATATTTTTATTAATTTGTTTGTCATTTTGATTACCTCCTAAGGTAGTAAGTTAATTATATTACATATTACCCTTGGGTAATATGTAATATATTGATTTATTATAATATGTTACAAGTAAATAAATTTTCTATTCTATCAAATAGCTTAGTATCTTCAAAATCTTCAAAGATAGATCTAATAGTAGATATTTCATTATTTTCAAATACGTAATTTTGATACACTATTGTGAAATCATCTTCAGCTATGAAATCTTTGAATTTGCTTAGTAAATATAGATTATAATATTTAGTTGTAGTATTTTTTTCTTTTTCCACAATACAAATAGCTTGTATCGTATTATGAAATAATCTCAATCTATTGTTTTTATCGATATTCTCGTTTATTGTATATTTATTCATTATAGTTACCTCCTAAGGTAGTAAAAAACGATATATTATGTTATTAGAATTTGTTTGCAGCTTCGATAGGAAACATTACTAATATTCTTTTTTTATTAAATTTTTTCGCGCTCATATATTGATCGTATGAGATTTCTTTTAATTCATTATGAAAATAATTTTTATTTTCATCTACGAATATATCTGTTATGAAACATTTTTCATCTTGGTCTTGAAATACGTATCCTGTATTGTAGCAGTTTAAATTGTTCATTTTCATTTAAATCATCTCCTCATATTATAATACGATAATGTGGCTGTTATATTACGCTTTCGTAATATGTAAAATATTTTGCTTTTTATTTATTTCTATAATATATTATATGACCATTTCGCGATATAGTCACGAATTACTTGATATTCTTTGATATAAGATATCAATGTTAGATATACATTTAATATATGTTTGATTATATATAATCATATTATAATATGTTAATATTTGATTATATAATCATATTATAATATGTTAATATTTGATTATATATTTACATATTATAATATTTTAATATTTGATTATATATTAACATATTATAATATGATTATATTTGATTATATATTAACATATTATAATAGGTAAAAATATTATCAAATCGATTTAAAGCGCGCTTACATGCGATTTAACGCATTTCGAGCGATTACCCCCACAGATATACAGATCTTTGTTTCAACGCGAAATTCCCGAATCGGGCCAATCACACCCATATATCAGATCAATCATAGGTGAAATCATTACCATATATTAAATCAATCATAGATTATAACACTTTCTTTTTGATACCAACGATCAAAAAGAGAGTGAGTATCTTTTTGATACCAAGTATCATTTATTTACTTTGACACTCAAATTACTTGTACTAGTCCAATTACTTTGATAGTCAAAGTAAATTTATATTATCATATTATCATATTATCATATTATAATATTAGCATATTAGCATATTAGCATATTACTTTGATTGGCCAAGTAAATACTTTGACTATCAAACTATTGAGGACTCTTACTAAGGCCGATAACTATCATGCGTTTTTCAAATACTTTGATTGTCAAACTACTTGATACTCATGGGGGTTCCTTTTGATTATCAAAATACTTGATT